CGTGGATGTGGCGACGGCACAGAATATGACTGCCGCAACGCCCATCAGCGTCAGCGACGCGGGGTCGGGAGCAGAGGCGTATCGGAAGACGATGCGAATGAGCGAGACGGGCGCGGGCGTGGACGCGCTCGCGGGCAAGGGACTCAGGCACTCCGACGCAGGCGCGGGCGTGGAGACGTGGCGCAAGGGTATGCGGATGAGCGATGCGAGCGCGAGCGCCATTGACGCGCTCGCCGTGAAGTCCCCCGTGTTCCTGAGCGACACGGGCGCGGGCGCAGGGCAGACCCCGTCCATCAAGGCCGCGTTCAAAATCACGGACACGGGCGCGGGCGTTGATGCCCTGCGCGGCAAGGGAATCAAGACGTTCGACGCCGGGACGGGCGTGGACGCCGTCGCTGGCCTCCGCAAGAAACTCGCCACGCTCGCAGACACGGGCGCGGGCGCAGATGCCGTCGCCACGGCACAGAAGGCGTATATCGTGGTCAGCGACGCGAGCGCCGCCGGGCAGGATAGAATCGCCGGGCAGGGCAGGCGCTTGAGTGACGCTGGAACGGGCGCAGACGCCGCGCCGTTCGTCAAGAAGCAATCGTTCCTAAGCGACTCGGGAGCGGGCGCTGACGGGCCTGCGCTCGTCAAGGCGAGGCTTTCCCTGAGCGAGGCAGGGCAAGGGCAGGATACGGCTCAGAGCCGCCGTCTGGGGCCGTCTGTGAGCGATACGGCGCACGGCGTTGACTACGCCGTCGCAACGGAATCATCTGGCTACAAGAGCATCAGCGACATAGGCGCAGGCATCGACGTGGCGGCAGGGCGCGCTATCGCCTTCATCCACGACACGATGTTCGGACTGGAGGGACTCTCAATCAATTTAGGCGCGTGGGAACACGGCGTGACGCCTCGCGTGCGCGACTTTGAAATCCGAGGCGACAGGGGACGCCCGGCGATTCCTTCACCGAGAGAGAAATCCTTTGACATAACAGGCAGGAGGGACTTAGGATGAAGGGAGTAGTGGAGAAAGGGCCGAATGGAATCCTGACAGTAAGATGCCGATACTGGCCTCCCGACTTGAACGATGGCGAGACCATCTCGCAGGTCGAGTCGTCTGTCACGCCGCCGGGACTCACCCTGAACGGCGCTCCCGGCATCTCAGGCGCTTGGGTAACACAGACGGTCAGCGGCGGAACGTCTGGCGTGGACTACCTGCTCAAGTTCAAGGTGACTACGAGCATCGGGCAAGTCTACGAGCATCCAGACATAGATTCCGTCGTGGTAAAGGTCGTGTAATATGAGCATACTCGCTACGGCAAATCTGGTCACTCTGGCAGAGGTCAAGGAGTTCGTCGAGCAGAAGGACGCGTCGAAGGACATCGTTCTGGAATATATGATTGACGCCGTCTCGTCGCGCTTCAACACGTTCACGCGGCGCTTCCTGCGCTCGGCAGTCTACACGGCGCAGAAGTTCAACGGAACGGGCGAGCCGGACTTCTGGCTCCCTAACTATCCCGTGGGAACGCTCTCGCTCGTCAAGGAAGACGGCCTCACGCTCGCTCTGGGCGTGGACTTCCTGTCCTACCCCTACGACGGGATGCTCCTGAAGAAGGACGAGAAACTCTGGACGACTCTGCCGCAGGGCGTCGAGGTGACTTATACGGCAGGCTACGCTCTCGCGGACGTGCCGTCGGACTTGAAATACTCGAGCCTGAAGCAGATAGCGTTCGAGTTCTGGAAGCAGAAAAGCAAGGCGTTCGGAGTCGACTCGCGCTCCTATCCTGACGGTTCCGTGACGACGAGCGTGCGCTCAAATCTGCTGAAGGAAGTCGAGGACGTGCTGTTTCTTTACAGGAGACTCAAGGTCGTATGATAAAGATACAGAAGGACTTGACTATCGCCATCGCGCGGCTCGCGAAGTATAAGAAACTCAAGGCCGCCGCGAAACTCGGCCTCACCGAATGGGCGACTCAGTCCGTGAAGCACGTCAAGCAAGCGCGACTACTGAAAACGCGCACGGGATTTCTCTACCGCAACATCGGGTTCGAGGTGACAGACAATCTGAACGCCGCCGTAGGGACGGGCGTAGGGCGGGCGAAGGGCGTTGTCTACGCGAGCATCTTGGACGAGGGCGGAGTCATCAAGCCTAAACATAAGCAATGGCTCACGATACCGTTCAAGGGCGTTCTCGGCTCGGCGCATAACTACCGTGGCGCGTCGTTCGTGTTCAAGAGCAAGAAGGGCAATCTCATTATAGCCACGAAGATAGGCGGGAAACTCCATCCCCTGTTCACGCTCAAGAAGCAGGTCACTATCCCGCGCAAGGACTGGTTCACCCTGCCGATGAGTCAGATGAAACCGACGCTCGCTCTCGTGACGAGCGCCGAATACCAGAAAAAACTTATGGAGAAGATGTGATGAACGACCCGAAGCGCCTGCGCGTGCGCGACCGCGTGATTGTCGTCCTGAAGGGCATAACGATGGGCGACGCATACTTCACGACGCCCTACGACGTCCTGCCGCGCTTCGTGACCATAGACGAGGCAGGCGGGTTCCCGTTGCTGATGGTCACAGTCGCATCGGGCGGCGAGTTCTCGGAAAGTATGGACGGGATGCGCGACGAGATATTCCTCATCAGCGTTGACGGCTACGTGGACGACAGCACGAACTCAGTTCAAGCGATGGAGCGCTTTCTGCGGGACATCCGCAAGGCGCTCTACCTTGACGCGATGAGCGGAGCGGCGGGAGGTCTGGGCGACCCGGCCCTCTGCTCAAACTTCAAGATAGCCGAGCCGCCAGACACAGACGAGGGGACTCTGTCCCTGATAAACAAGGCGTTCTTCTCCCAGAGATTTTCTTGTAACATCTCGGGCATAATTACTAACGGCGACTAGGAGGTCAGATGGCGAAACTATTCAAGTGGCTCTCAGACGGATGCGAGGCGCGGCGCTCGTGGACGCTGGACGACGGCACGCAGATGGCAGGCGGGTTCCGGCTCGAACGCGGGCTGACATACGATTCCGCAATCGTTCCGCCGCACGTTCTCGCAGAGTGGATTAAGACGGGCAACGCGGAACTCGTCAAGACGAAGAAGGAGGACTAACCTATGGCAACACCTACCGGGCCGGAACGCAGACTGCTCGCGGCAGGCTATCGCAAGGCGGCGGCGTGGGACACGGCTCTCGCGCTCGGCGCAGGGTTCGGGCTGAACTGTAAGAGTATCAGCGGATTCATTCGCTCGCAGGACTATCTCAAGGCCGACGAGATAGACCTAGCGATGGTGAAGGGCGGCTCTCTCGACGTGGTCAAGCCTATCGAGCCGACCGTGGCGACGGATATGCTCTATGACTCCGGCGCTCTGGGAATTGCGATAGCGCAGTTCTTCGGGATTGCCGGAGCGCCCGCTCAGCAAGGCGGCACGACCGCATACAAGCATATCATCCAACTCGCCGACAGCGGATGGAACAAGTTCGGAACGATGGCGGTCGAACTGCCGGGCCAGATTTGGGAATGTCCCTCTATCAAGCCGATAGAGTGGAGCCTCAAGAGCGTGAACGGCGGGTTCGTCGTCAGCGAAATGAAACTCCGTGGCAACGTCATCAAGAATGACTCGTCCGTGAACACGCTGACGCAGATGGACGCCCTGACCTATCAGGACAGAGACAATCGCGTTCTGTTCCGTCAGCAGGCCATTCGGATGAACACGCAGGCGGGAGTAACGCTCGAAGGCACGGGAGTCATAGACCCGACGAGCGTTGAAATCTCGATGAAGCGCACAGGCCACGACTCCGTCTACCCTGCCGGGCAATACGGCATCGTGGAGCCTGCCGAAGGCGGGTTCCCCGACTTCCGCGTCAAACTTGGATGGCCTCGCTTCGACGCCGTGAACGGCGCTCATTTCGCGGCGGCAATCGCGGAGACGACGCAGAAAATGACCATCACGTTCACGGGCCTGCTCATCGCAAGCACCTACTACTATCAACTCAAGTTCTACTTCCCGCGCCTGCGGATGATGGTTCCCGAGCCGTCCTTTGACGAAATCGTGAAGAACGGCGTGGAACTCATCGCCGAGGAAGCGAGCGCGGCTCCGACAGGGATGTCCTATGCGCGTCCCTATATCGAGATGATTAACCTGCGGTCGACGGACTATCTGGCCTGATAGCAGGGAATGATGCCGAACATCAAGGTAGTCCCGCAGATATCAGACTGGCTCGCTTACGAATTGTCGACACAGTTCCGCGTCGTCCTAGACGCGCCTCTGCGCCTTCGCCTCCGACCCGTGAATGTCCACGATATGGCGCGGCTCTCGGCTGTCAAAACTATGTCCGTTCCAACGAACCCTGACGAATGGGCGATGCTAGAAACATACGCCATCGAGTCAGTCGTGGAGTGGGACTTGACGGAAGGCGGCGAACCTATCGCCGTCACGCCCGAGACAAAGGAAGCGTATCTCAGGCCGTGTCTCGGGGAACTGGTCAAGGAGCGCGGCGTAACGCTCGCGACGGCAATTTGGGAGGACGCATCAGCGCGTGAGGTCTTCCTAAAAAACTGAGGCGCTTCCTTCTCTGGTTCGCAGACTACGGAATGGTCTGCGACTGGTCGGCGGTCGGGGAAGGAAGCGGGCGAGCGCAGAACCCGCCGGAGATGAGCGATGCCGACTTGGATGCGTGGAACTTCTACACGGGCAATGCGACGGTCTTCGTCCGCGACTTTGGCCTTATGCCTGAACTCCTGCGCGGCAAGGGTCACGAGGGAGCAGAGAAGGAACTCTTTATGAATAAACTCGCCGTCATCCACGACGGAGTCCTAGAGGCCACGCGCTCTAATGGCCGCAGGGACTCCGACCCCGACCTCCTAGAAGGAGACCTGTAATGGCTGACATTAAATTCGTCGTCAGCGTCGATGCCGAAAAGGGAACGGCAACGATGGCTCGATTCACAGCCGAGGTCAAGAAATCCGGTGACGCGGGCGCGGGCGCGGGCGCTCAGCACGCAACGGCGGCAGGCAAGGTCTCCGGCCTGTGGAAGGAAATGGCTATCGGGCAGATGGTCGCGCAGGGCGTGAACAAGACCTTCCGCGCGATGAAGGACTTCTTGGGCGACAGCGTGAAGGCCGCTACCGAGGCCGAGGACTCGCAGAACGCGCTGAAGGCCGCTCTGGAAATCACGGGCCGCTCCGTAGAGGGCAACACAGAGGCGTATAACGACTTCGCCGCCGCGATGATGAAGGAGACGGTCTACTCAGATGAGGCCGTTCGAAGCGCGGCGACCCTGATGCTCCAACTCACCGACCTCGACCAGAAGGGCGTTCAGCGCGCCATCAAGGGCGCGGCGGGCCTTGCTACGACTATGGGCATCGACCTGAACAGCGCGACCCGTATGGTCACGAAGGCGATGGAAGGCCAGACGACCGCCTTGCGCCGGGCCGGAATTATCGTGGACGAGAATCTTCCGAAGGAACAGAAACAGGCGAAGATGATGGAGGAGTTGGATAAACTCTATGCTCGTTCCACGGCTGAAGTAAAGTCGATGGGCGGTCAACTGAAGCAGGTCGGGAACTACTTCGACGAGGTGAAGGAAGGCGTCGGCGGAGCCATCGTCGGCAATGAGGATTTCCGAAAGATGGTCAAGTCCCTGAGCGAGGGTCTTATCAAGTTCGTGGACAGCGATAAGTTCAAACTCTGGCTCTCGGCCCTCACCGAAGTCATCGGCTCGGTCATAAAGTTCTTGGGCGGTCTGGGCAAGGCCGTCGTTGACGTAGAGAACAGGTTATTCGGCGCTAAGGGATGGGACGACTACGTCGCCACTCAGGAGAGGGTGAACGGCATTATTCAGGAAGGCATCAACGTCCAGACGTTGCGCCGGAAGGTCATCGACCAAGACATAATGACCGGGCAGGAATGGGCGAAGGCGCTGAAGGGCGTCGGATACAGTCACGCCGAACTCGTCAAACAAATCAAAGAGGGGAAGTTCGGTGAGGTCGCTCAGGCGGCGTTCACGGAACTCAAGACTGGGACTGTCGCGGCGAAGGCCGCTATGGACGGGGCGAAGCCTGTCATCAACGAGACGGGCAACGCCCTGAAGGCGGCGGCAGAGAAGGCGTCAGCGCTGAAGGGTGAACTCAAACTCGTATTCGCCACGGAAGTCCGTGACGAGATAGCGCAAGTTGAAGAAGCGATGCGGCTCTTTCAAGGGCAACTCTCCCCGAAGTCTGCGGGGGAATTGAAGACGAAACTCGACGACCTGCGTGCCTCTCTCAAGGGCAACGAGACGGAGGCCGAGGCCGTCGAGCGCACGTTTAAAGAAGTCGGCATCAGGACGATACCGGAGATGGCTCAGCAAGCGGGCATCCTGTTCGCCGCGATGAGGCGGCTCGACGAGGAGTTCAAGGCCGGGAAGGTCGACGTCAACGAATACAAGGTCAAGACGAAATTACTGAACGATAAACTCAGCGATACCGCCGTCCTCGTCACGACTCAACTGCCGAAGTCCACGCGTAACTTACAGGCCATCTGGAACGCGTCTATGGGAAGTATGAACTTGACGACAGGCGCGTTCACGACTAAGGCTCGCATCGACTTCGTCGCTCTCGGAGAGAAGTGGGGAGTGACGATGGGGAAGATAAAGGCGAACTGGGATTTGGTCAGCGGGCAGATGAACGCCGTCTTTCAGCAGGCGCAGACGAACAAGGAAATCGGCATAGAGAACGAATACAAAAAGCGACTCGACTATATCAACAAGACCGTCACCGACGAGGACGCGAAGGCGAAGGCTATCACCGCTCTGGAAGCAGAGTTCGAGATTCGCCGCACGAGCGCTCGGCGCGCAGGCGCGAAGCAACAAAAAGTATTCGGCATTATGAGCGCCATCATAAACACGGCAGAGGCGTTCACGAAGGCGCTGACTGCCGGGCCTATCATCGGGCCTATTCTGGCGGGCCTTATAGCGGCGATGGGCGCTGTCCAGATATCGCTCATTCGCTCTCAGCCGATACCGATGGCGAAGGGCGGCGTCT